ATGGATGCCAACGAGACGCACATCGCCTCCTATGAGCGGTACCACCGCGCCCGCCGTACCTCTCCCGAGACCGTCGACAGCTACGTCACCACCCTGCGCCAACTCGCCGGGTTCTGCTCCGGGCGTGACCTGGCTGAGGTTACTCGCGTCGACGTGGAGGAGTTCCTAATCGATGCTCAGGAGATCGGCAACTCCAGCGCCACGGTGCACAAGAAGTTTCGCAACCTACGAGCGTTCTATCGGTGGTGCGAGGCGGAGGAGATCGTCGACAGTAACCCGATGGCCCGGATCGCCGAGCCCGCTGTCACCAGCAAACCCATTCCCATTGTCCCCGCTGACCATATGGCGCTGCTGCTTAAGGCATGCGGCGGCAAAGGCTTTACCGAGCGTCGCGATACAGCGATGATCCGGTTGTGGTGTGAGGCGGGGTCCCCCAGGGTCTCAGAGATGGTGGGTATCACCCTCGACGCCCTGGACATGCGCCACGACCTTGTCACCCTTCATGGAAAGGGCGACAAGATTCGTTCTGTGCCCTTCGGTGCGAAGACGGGGCAGGCAATCGATCGTTACCTACGCGTGAGGTCCAAGCACCGAGATGCGGGCAGACTTGAGGCGCTGTGGCTGGCCGAGCGGGGAGGGGCGCTCACGTCTTCCGGTGCGTATCAGATGCTGGAACGCCGTTGCGAGGAGGCGAAGATCCCGAAGATCAACCCTCATAAGCTGCGGCACCTCGCCGCGCACCTGTGGGCTGACGCCGGCGGTTCCGAGGGCGACGCGATGGCACTGTTCGGTTGGTCCTCGGCGGAGATGCCTCGCCGGTATGGCCGGTCGGCGCAGGTTGAGCGGGCGCAGCGGGCCGCTCGGCGGGTCTCCCAGGCGGACCGCTTCTAACCGCTGGTACGAGTGGAGTGACGTCGGCGCCGACGTACGTGCCGTTGCGTCGCTGGCGCAGCTCGGCGTCAGCATCGGCGATGGTCAGCACGTCGGTAAAGTCCGTTCGCATGGCTGAGACTTCAGCCTCGACGGTCTGGAGGGTGCGGCGGAGGGACCTCGCGCAGAGGATGAGTCCGGCGATGGCTGCGACCGTCACACAGGTGTGCGCTACATTGCTCTTACTGTGAGTGACGCGCTTGCGGTCCTCCACAGCTATTCCCTCCCCATTCGATCCCCCCACCAGCCTCCGCTTTTCGCGGTGGGGCTTTGATCAGACTCCGACTCGGTGATCATTTCTAGTGACGGTGCGTAAAACTGGCGGTGCGGTATCGTCTCGCATGGCCGAAAGGGCTACTAGAACAAAAGGTTCGCGAACTACAACGGGTGTACGCCCGATACTCGCCATCCCCCGACCGCTGGGCATCCTGTCTGGATAGAAGCCCGTCCGCCGCTATTGGTGCCGCCACCACTCGGCCGCTCGGCGTCGCAGCAGTCCCGGCGGCGAGGTGCCCGCCACCTCTATCCGCGGTAGGCGGTGCGGCGGCAGAAGGCCCCAGCTCTCCATAGCAACGACGTCGATTTCGCCCATGGCCATCCTCTGGACCACGCCCGGCCACTCTCCTGCGTCGGGGGTCTCTGCCACAAGGTCGCGGACGTCGAGTCCTGCACAGTCAGCCCACATCAGACCTCGGCGGCCCCACTGGGTGACGCTCTCGGCTGGACCGTAGAGCACCGCGCGTATGCCATGGCGTCGACGGACTGGCCGCCGGCGGCCAATGATCTCGACCCGGGCCGATCTTCCTGGCGGTAGGTCGGCCAGGCTGGCGATGACGACGATGTCGATGTCGCCGTCGGCCATCGCGTGCAGGAGGTCGCTCCAGCGGGCGGCGTCGGGGGTCTCGTCGATGACGGACACGAGGTCGTACTGACGCGCGGCGCACCAGGCGGTGCAGGTTGGCTGCCAGCGTCCGATCTCGCGGGCGGGTCCGTAGATCGCGGCGCGTAGGGGTGGGGATGGGCGGCGGGTGGGCTGGCTGCGCATGGCGTAGTGGATGACCTCCTCGGATGCCTGGCGGGAGCGTGCGAGTAGAACACATGTACGAATGAATGGGAAGGGTGCTCCCGGTGTGTCGTGGGCGGGGGTGGGGTGGTGGTGCGCAACGGGTCACGTTGGATTGTGACGGCCCGTCACCGGATGATCACTTGGCCGGATCAAGTTTAGTACCAGATTGATAATCGACAAGCAATATCCACGAATGGGATTCGCGTCTTCTGTGTCTTGTTAAATGTCCGACACGTATCTCCGGCCGGAGCAATGACCGGTTTGAAGGCTAGCCAGAATTGCGGGGCCGTGTTATTGCGCGCGAGGTATCCACAATACAACACGGTCTGTTACTGACGGCGTGACCTGGCGGGCGGGGAGTACCGTCGACTGTGGCGGCCCGCCGGGGGTCGATGCCGGCGGCAGCGCCTGGAACGGGCGACAAAAGTAGGGGCCGGATGTGCGGTCCGACCCCTTGCGCGCCCCGCCACGGTAGCAGGAGACATCGACGCGACGTACTGTGCCAATGGACGCCGGTTTCGTGCGGAACCGGAACTTGCACCCTCGTGCGGGAGGGCACCATGAGTGACTACATCGGATTGCGCGTCGCTCGGTGGCGCGACATCAGCGGCATGACCCAACACGACCTGGCCAGCGCTGTCGGTGTGACTCCGGCCTACATCAGCATGCTGGAGAACGGGCGCCGGCCGGTGGCCAAACGGTCGCTGCTTATCGCGCTGGCCAGCGCGCTGCAGGTCAGCATCACCGATCTGACCGGTCAACCCGCGACGCCCCGCAGCTCCGACGACCTCGCGATCTACGGTGCCGTCCCTGCCCTACGCGGCGCGCTCGACGACGATCCCGAGGCCGGTCCGCTGCCGTCGCTGGCCGACGTCGCCTCCCGCACGGACGCGGTCATGTCCGCGCGGATGGCCTGCGACTACCAGAGCCTGGCCCGGCTCCTGCCCCCGCTGGTCGCTGATACCCGCCAGCTCGCCAACTCCGGAGATGAGCACGCGTTGGCGCTGTTCGTGCGGACCGCGGTCACCGCAGCATTGGCGATCAAGCCGTTTGGGTACGTCGATCTGAGCGCGCGGTACGCAGAGCGCGCCGACGTCGCCGCCGATCGCCTCGGTAGGCAAATCGAGTCGGCGGCGGCGGCGTTCGCGCGCGCTCAGATCGCGTTGGCATCCGGCACCACCGGTGGGCGCCGCCGGTCGCTGATGACCGCGGTCGCCGCTGCCGAACGTCTCGGTGACGACGGTGACGACGCCGCCCTCACGTGGTACGGCATGCTGCACCTGCACGCCGCCCTGTCGGCGGCCTCACTCGACATCGGCGACTCCGACAGTCATCTCGCCGAGGCGGGTGCCGCGGCTCGTCGCGCGGGATCGGATCCGTGGCGGATGGAGTTCACCTCCACAAACGTCGACATCTGGCGTATCGGGGTGGCGGTTGAGAACGGCGAGCCCGAGCGGGCTCCCGAGTACGCCCGCCAGGTCGACCGGTCCCGTATCCGCACCGCGAACCGCCGCGCCCGGATGCACATCGACACGGGGCGCGGCTGGTACGCCGCCGGCGACCAGGACCGCGCCATCCTGTCGTGGCTGGAGGCTGACGAGGCGTCACCGGCGGAGCTGCGGTCCCGGCCGAGTGTGCGGGAGTTGGTCGGACAGATGATCCGTGACTCTCGTCGACGCGGCTCCGATGAGCTGCGGGACCTGGCGACACGGGTTGGTGTCGACCCGCTCGATCCCGACCACGACCAGACTTAACTAGCAGTTACTCTCCCGATACCGCCGTCGGTCGATAGTCCGTGTGACGGCGGTTTCCGGTCTTCCCTCCCCGTAACTGGGTAGGGGCGGTCGCAGCCAGAGAGCCGGCCGTCTCGCCACCATCGAGGGTGAGGGAGTACGCGCATGTTCCGGCTGTTCCGCAAACGCCGCCGTTCCGCGCGGCTGGACGCCACCGGCCCGGCCACGGTGTACGCCGGGCGGGCCGGCGCCTACCGGCCGCTGCGCGACCAGCCGACCGTGATCCTCGATACCCGGCCGTTGATGACCCGGTTGGCCCGGCAGCGGGCCTGCCAGCGGTGATGGCCACCCACGCCCGGCCTACCCCGATCGGCCTGTCGCCGGCGCAGCTCCGCAACCGGATGATCCGGTCGGCCCGCAGGATCATCGTGGAGCATTGGCCGCGGGTGGACCGGTGCCCGGTGTGCGGGACTGGGTGGCCGTGCACTCCCACCGGCTACGCCTACGACTACCTGGCCTCGGTGGGTCAGGGCAGTTGGGTGCCACCCGAGCACGTTCTGGGTCGGCGGTAGGCCCGGCCGCCACTACCCTCCCCGTTCGCCTGCGATCTGAAGGAGTGTCCTGTCATGCGTGTCCGGTCCTGGCGTTGCAATCCGCCGCCACCGCCGCCTCCCCAGCGGGTCCGGAAGGATGGTCCGCCGAACCCTCCGCCGGGTCCGGATCCGGGGCGGCTGAACGGGGGCCACTGGTGACCGGGGGTAGCTGGCGGGCTTGACGCGATGCGTTGGAGCCGTGCCCCACCCCACCCGCCGGCACACTGGCCCGGCCCGTGAGTAGCCACGATCCCCGAATAGATCAGGAGAGCGCCCGTGCAGGTATTCCAGGCCCTGGACGCGATGACTGCAATCCTCCGGGCAGCCGAGCACCCCGACATCGTGTCGGTCAGTCCCCCGCGGGGATCAAGGTCAAACACCAGTCCGGGACAGCCGCCATGCTGTGGGCCGGCGTACCACCGCGTGACGCCACGCCGGTGCCGCTGCCCGCCGGGCCGCTGCCTCCGAAGCAGCGCGCCGCTCGACTCCTCGTGCTCGCCAAGCAACTCCTGGACGTCGCCCGGCCCGAGGTGTTCACCTCGTGGGAGCTGTGCCAACAGCCCGGCGTAGAGGCGCCGGTCGCCGCCGCAATCCGCATCACTGCCAGCGACCGTTAGGTGATCTGCCTCCGAGCTACCGCGGCATCCGGGGACACCGAGCCCGAGACCGATCCCATATCCGGACTACCAGATCCCCCAGGGAGTCCAGTCATGGCATCGTCTCAATGCTCAGCACGCTTAGTTCTGGCGGGTAGCTCGCCGCCTGCGGAGCCCGCGTCAGTGTAGGCCCTGGCAAGTCCTGCCCGCCGCATCAGGCGATGGGTGATCGCGCCCGCTGCCCGGGCTCCGGCCAGCCCACCATGTGACAGCAAGCGGCCCCGCTCTACCCCAGGTCGGAGGGCGGGGCGGGGCTCGCAGGGTAGCTGTCTGTGTCTGTGGTGTCCGGGTGCGTTGGCTCCTGGGTTAATACGGCAAGCCGAGCCTGCAGCCACTTCGTCCAACCGGGCGTTGTAACGGTACTCATGACCGCGGCCGCGCCGCCGAGCAACGCGATTCCGATCATGATCTGACCTCTTAGCAGCAGGCCAACCCCTGCGCCGACGCACGCCATGGCGGCACCGAGATCCGTTGCTTTGAGTACATGATCATTTTTGATCATGGTGGCGATGCCAGCGGCGATAGTCGCTGCACCAATACCGACGAGGGGCGCTCCGAGTAGGGTGTGCCCTCTGACCAGCAGGACAACACCGGCACTGATCATTGGTATCCCATCACCGATGCGCGCCATCCCAATCATATGGCTATTCCCGATTTGGATCGCGACTCCGTCGCTGATGAAAGCCATTCCGCCGCCGAGACTCGCCGCTGCGAGGGGAATGTCACCTGCGGCCAGCAGAGTAATCGCGGTAATGAAGCATGCCGCTGCAAAGACGATGAGCACTGCCGTGCTCTCGGGGCCGGAAGCGACGTGGGCATAGCCTCGGATCAGGACGGTGACCCCCCAACATATATACGCGGCACCGAAACTGACGAGCGCCACCCCCGATGGGGCAGTGCCCTCGATTAGAAGGGTGACGCCAGCACCGACACCAGCTACCCCGAGGGCGAGCCACCCTGCGCCAAGAAGCAGAGAGCGAGTGGCCTGGGTGTTGTTGGCGACGAGAGAGGCAGCGGCGATCAGGACCGTGACAGCGAGGACCAGCGAAGCCGTCCAGGACGACGGCCCGAAGGTGGCCCCCGCTACACCGGCCAGGCTCAACATCAGCAGGGCCCGTACCGTGTGGCGGACGAGCGGTGCTCGCCGCGGCAGACTCCGCAACCAGGAGGTGGCGCTCAGAAGCGCTCCGGCGGCTATCGCCATGGCAACGCCCTGGTAGCCGACCTCGTCGCCTAGAAGATCGATCCCCACGCCGCCGGCCGCGCCGAGCAACACGCCCGCGAGCCGGCCCTGCCAATCCCACCGGTTCCGCCGCGTACCTCTGTCCACACGCACCTCCTTCACAGTCCACAGTCATGTCCATCAGTATGGAACCGGCGGCATAAGAAGCCCCGACTAGGAGAGCCGCCAATGATGTGACGATCCGAACGGCAACGTCGGTTTGCCTGCGGTAGCAGCAGCGGGTGACATCGAACACTGATCGCAGGCAGCGCAGCGACTCGTCGATGACGGTGTGCGTCAAGGTAGAGATCGGCCGGGCGACCGGGATACCGGCCGAGACGTGTCGCAGCGTATCCGTCGCCGCCGCTGACCCCGAACGCGCAGGAACGCCCCCGGCCGAAGCCGGGGGCGCTCGTGGTTGGTCGGCGCCGGCCGGGACGTCACCGGCGGCACCGCATCGACAATCCTACCGCCCCGACACCTCGTACTTCGGCGCGGCTGCCGTACCGAGGAGGACGCCCAGCCACGGCCAGCGTGCCTCGGCCACCCGGACGAGGGCGTAGTAGCCGGCCATCGCCAGCGCCATCACGCCCACGGTGAGGGCGGTGGACGAGTCGCCGTCGAGGACGATGCCCGCCGTCGAGGCCAGCCAGGCGAGCAGGGCGCCGACGGCTGCGGGGACGGCGGTGCGGATGAGTGAGATCAGGTAGTCGTGCGTCATCGGGGCGTCTCCTCGGAGTCTGGTTAGGGTCAGGGGATGGATGTGCTGTCACTGCCGCAGCGACAGCGGCTGCTCCTGGCCGAGTTGTCCGGCGTGGCCCGCCGGTACGGCACCGGCGATCGACGGGACGCTCCCCGCGAGGTGGCGGTTGCCGCGGTGCGGGCGGTCACCGACGATCCCGTGCTGCTGGGTGTGCAGGCGGGGGTGGCGCTGGTGGACCCGCACGGCATCCACGGGCCGACGGTGGCGCTGCTCGAGGCGGCTGGTGCGGACATGACCGTCGCGCGGGAGCACGCATCCGAGGTGCGCGAGCGGCTCAGCCGCGTGCTGTAGCACGGAGTCAGCGCCCGGCCTGGTCGGCACCGGTGGCCTGGGCGATCCGGTCCACCTGGTCCTTGATCGAGCTGCCGCCGTTGGGACGCAACTCCTCGAGGGCGTCCAGGCGTTCCTCGATGCGGCCCACCCGGGCCATGAGTCCCGGGCGGCCGTCGAGTAGACCGGGGCGCGGTGGTTCGCCGAGCATGTCGTCAACGAGCCGGGACATCCGGCGCGCACCCAGGACGACCTTGTGCAGCACTCGGGCGGCGGCGCCGATGGCGACGATCGCCGCCGCCCCATAGAGCAGCGTCTCCACCGTGGCTCCTCTGCGCGACTATCGGATTGGGTTGCGGTATGCGGCGTCCCACGTCTTGCGGCCCAGCAGCCCATCCCGGGTGAGGCCCTGGTCCGCCTGGAACGCCTTGATTAGCTCCCGGTACTCCGGCCCGTACAGGCCATCGGCGCCGGCCGTGCGCAGGTACCGGCGGCCCTTGCCCGCCGGCCAGCCTCGGCGGACCAACTGTGTGGTCCAGATGGTGAGCCACTGTCGGTCGGCCTTGCCCCGGAACCGGCGGCGGTAGTAGCCGGACACCGACCTGTTCCCGTCCCGGCGTGGGCCGAAGTAGTGCCCGGCCGGGAGCGGGAACGCCACCACCGGGCCGGGCGCCGGCCGTGGCGGCACCGGTGCCGGCGTGCCGAGCTGGTCGAGTCGCCAGTCCGTCCCCCGCACCGTGTCGGCGGCCTGGGTAAAGTCAGAGTTCACGTGGCAGTGGGTCGTGTGCCGGTTCGACCCGGTGTAGGTGCGGGTGGTGAAGCCGTGGCGGCGGTGCCAGATGCGGCCGTTGAAGATGATGTACCGCACCCACCACAAGGAACCGGTGCGGGCCAGTGTCACCCACAGCTGCACGACCTGCTCCATCGTGACCCCGCCCGGGTCGCGCAGGTCGGCGTCGAAGTCCCGGGCCCGCACCTCGTCGACCTGGTCGCCGTCGCGGTACTCCGGTCGGCCGGTGCGGTCCGGGTTATGGCTCGACGGGTAGCCCTGGTGCGCGGTGTCGCCGATCGAGCCGTCCGACCTGGTGTCGCGCCCGGGGAATCGCTGGTTGAGCTGATCGCGGGCCTCATCCAGATTCGGTACTACCGTCCACGTCATCGATGTTCACCTCCACTGCTGGCCAGTCGGTCTGTTCGGGGTCGTCCCAGGGGTCGGGGATCTGCGCCCCGATGTGCTGCTCTGGGTTTTCATCCGGGATTGAATGCGGTTCGGTGGGCATAGATGCCTCCTGGTGTCGGGTGTGGGTTGGTCACAGGACGGCTATCCACTGCACGGGCACGTCGGCCCACGTGCTGGGTGAGACGGAGCCGTCCCCGCGGTAGAGGAACAGGGTGAATCCGCTGGCGGTGATGTTGATCGGCCTGGACTCCCAGCGGGCCGCGGCCCCGGATCCGGAGACGATCTGCGTGGACACGTGCGGCGCCGCGGCGAACGGCGCCGCGAATGTGACGACCTGTGTGTGCGAGGTTTGGTCCGTAAACGACACGGCCACCTCGTCGGACTCTCGCTCACCCAGGCGCGCGGGGGTGAGGATCATCCCGGATTTCCAGTGCGTCACGACGTCCTCCTCCTCATAGGGGCACCACCGCCGGCGCCCAGAACTGCACCTCGGTGCCGTCCGGCCACGCCCGCGAGACGCCGTTGACCGACCGCGCCGACAGAGTCACGGTCTGGGTGAGTCCGGTGCCGGTGATCCCGGTGGCGGTCACGCGTTCCCCGCCGATGCGTAGGTCCATCGGAAAGTCCACGGCATCTGTGGTCCAGGCGCCGTTTTCGGCGGTCGAGGTCATCGTCAACGTCAACGCGGCAGCGTCCACGGCCGCGATGGTGGAACCGTCCGCGCCGACCCCTTGCAGGCCGTCGACGACGGTGACGTCCCATCGGCCTGCCGGCTCGGTGGCCAGCTCAACCGTCCACCTGCGGCGGCCAGTGATGGTCTCGCGTGCGTGCACGAGGGTCTGGTCGATCGTGTCGGTTGTCGCCGCGTCGGGGGCGTTGACCGCCTGCACCCGTGACCCGGGCTGGCAGGCCACCCAGTCTGCGGTCAGCCCGCGCCCGGCGCGGGTGTGCAGCGGCACGGTGAGGCGATACCGGGTGCCCGCCTGCCCGTACATCCATAGCCGCCAGGTGGCGTGATGCTGCAACTGGCCGTCCGACGTCAGATTGAGACGAGGGCTCGACGGAATCTGCCCCCGCTGGGCAATCGACTCCTCATCGTCGGCGACCGCGCTGGAACCACCGATGCGCGTGACCGTCCAGTGATTACGCAGCCGCTGATCGTCGGCGGCTGGCCTCAGACGCCCGCCGAGCTGCCGGTCGGCGGCATCGATGGTCAGAGCGACCTCGGCGTTGTATCGGGACCAGCGAGGCAGGTACGCCAGCCCGAATCCGGACTCGTAGATGATGCCGAGGTCAACCCGCTCGCACTGCTGGTACAGGTCGAGTGGGGTGCCGTCTGGCTGCACGCCCATCGCGGTCGCGCCCTCATCGGGGACCGTCGGCGTAGACAGGGCGACGCCGTCTTCGGCGCACAGTCGGGCCAGCCGCAGGTGCGCCGCCTCGCCGGGGCTTGCATCCACGAGGCTGGTATCTAACGGCACCGCGAGATGGCCGTCCCACACCCGCAGATGCCCCGCGCCGAACCGGAACCCGCCAGGCGAGAACACGAATTGGTCGGGGTTGAGTGCGACCGTGTCGATCCGGGCCAAGGTGCCGGCGACGGTTGCCGTGCCGATGATCGACACGTTGAACCAGATTGTCACATCGATGTTCCCGCCGCTCTGGACGGCGGAAATGACGAGATCGGCGGGTCCAACGTAGCTCGTCGGCGCACTCCATACGACTGTCGGCGCCCCGGCCGCGGTGTAGGCCACCAGATAGGTACCAAAGACGTCGTTGTAGCTATCGACCCAATCCCAGCGCGTGAACGTCGCCCCAGCGGCGGGGGTGGTCCATCTCAGCATGACGACGTCGAGGTCCAAGCTATTGCCCGCCTGCCAGAATGTTTGCACCGACCAGGCGACAGGGCTGCTGGTCCCGGCCGGCACCCGACCGGTCAGGGAGCCGCCGTTGGTCAGCAGCGGCAGGCGCTTGGTGCCGTACCGTCGGGTGCCGGCGACGGTGACGTTCACGTCCCCGGCGGCGAATTCCACGGCCCCGTCTGCTCGCATCGGCGCTACGCCGCGGATGCCGGATGCCGCCTGCGTCGCGTCGGCCTCGTCCTCACACGGCCAGTAGGCCAGCAGTCCGTCACCGGCAGCGGCGAGGATTGACCGGTTCATCGGTGACCTGTTCGGCGGGGATCCGCGTCCCAGCCGTCCGAGGACGCCCACCGACTCGATGCGTGCCACGGCGAGCTTGCCGGAGCGGCCCGGCCAGGTCACCGACCAGGACCGCACATGGCCGGAGTGACGGTTACGCCATCCGGCCCCGTCACCCAGATCCACGTCCACACTGACCGGTGTCCAGGTACGCACATACGGCCAGTACGGAGACCCCGCGTGCCCGACGGTAAACCGGCCGTCGCTGTTGCGGAGCGTCAGCGCGCAGGTCGACGACTCGGGCCGGGTAGCGCTGGACTGGCGTCCCCATTCCAGCTCGATCGGATCCGACGGCCGCCAGTAGGCGGTCAGGTCCGTCCATGACCAGGTGGCGGGGTCGGCGTGCGGATCAGCGCCGAACGCGGCGCGGATCCGCACGCCGAGCGGGTCACCGTCAGCCCAGCCCATACCGTCTCCTACTGGTCACTGCCGATGACCTCCTGCACGCCGCCGCCACGTAGGGCTACCTGCTCCCGCAGCACCAGGACCAGATCCCCACCGCGCACGCGAAGCTCTCCGGTGAGCAGCAGTTCAGCGTGCCCCCCTCCCTGGGGGGTGCCCAGGCTCCGCGCACCCCGCGGTAGCGGGATCACCGCCTCGTCTTGGCCGGCCTCACCGGCCACCACGAGGCGTCCGCCTGGCGTGGCGGGGATGATGCCGCCCTTGGCCAGGTACGGGATGTTCGGTGTACCGACACGCCCCCCGCCGACGGTCTGCCCGAAGAACGTCACCGACGGGATCCCGAACGACAGGTTGTTCCATCTCCCGATTACCCAGTTAAGGGCACTACGGAAAGCCGACTTGATCCCGTCGAAAAGGCCGGAGAATGACAGCCGCTTCCGCAGAGCGTTCGCCTTGTTGGCGATCCAGTCGATTTTCGCGTCAACCCACGACGCTGTGCCGGTGGCGGCGGACCGCAGCGTGCTGAACGCGTCGACCCAGGCCGAGATCCACCAGATGACGAGCCGGACACCGTCGATCAGCCGCGACAGGTACACCGTGTAGAGGCTGCTGAGCACGGGAAAGACGTTCGAGACGATCCACTCGGCGACGGTCTTGATTGTGTTGCCGAACGTTCGCAGCTCGTCCTGGTTCTCATCCATCGTCCGCTGGAGATCGCTGAGCTTGTCCATCAGCGTCTCGATGGCCTTCTCCCGGATCTCCAGCAGTACCGGGATGATCTTGTCCCGGATCCAGCCCCAGAGCAGCCGCAACGCGGGGATCACCCGATCGCTGAGGAACTTCTGTGCGCCGGCCATGAACTCACGCACGTCCGGGTGCTGGGCGACCTGCGTGGCCCAGCCGATGATCCGGCCACCCAGCTCAGTTAGTTGCATCGTTGCCCGGCGCTTGAACGCCTCGACCTTGCGACCGGCTGACTGCTCCAGGGCGTCCGCCATTTTCTCGGCGGCGCCACCGACGTTGCCGAGCTGCGTCTCCGCGGCGGACAGGTCCATCCCGAGCAACGCGGCCTGAAGGTCCTCGGCCTTGGTACCGAACAGGGCGACCGCCGCGGCCTCCCTGTCGGTCGGGTCCTTCATAGCGCGGATCTTGTCGAGGACCATGCCAAGCGCGTCACGAGCCTGCGGCCCACCGGTGGCGAAAATCTTGGTCATCTTCGAGGCGTTCAGGCCGATCGCCCCGAAGCCCTCCGCCGACGCCTTAGACCCGTCGGCGGACCGGGCCGCGAACTCCTTCAGCGCGTCGGCGACCGTGTCCATGTCGCGGGCGCCGGCCTCGACGCCCTGCGACATGAGACCCATGGCGTCGACCGCGGACAGGCCGAGCTTGCGGAACTGGGTGCTGTACTCCGAAAAGCTGTCGAGCAGGTCGCCTGCCTGGTCGCCGGTCTGCTGGAAACCACGCGCGATCAGGTCGAGCGCCTCGTCAGCGTCCGCGGCGAGCCCGTTGCGGATCATCTGCCCGGCAGCCCGGGACGCCTGCACCAGATCGAGGTCGAACGCCTCCGCCAGCCCCTGCACCTTGCGGGTGACCGCCTCGATCTCCGCGTTCGTGGCGTCCTCGGACAGCAGGCCCGACGAGGTCACCGACCGGACCGCCTCCATCGCCTCACCGACGGACCCGGCGAACCCGCGCCCGTACAGGCGGCCGGCGACCTTACCCAACTCCTGGGCGTACTCGGCGTTACCGATCTGCGCGGTCAGCTTCGCCTGCGCCTGCGACAGATCCAAGGCGCCGATGATCGCGGTGCCGAGCAGCGCGCCCGCGGCGGCGCCGACGACCAGGACACCGCCCTTGAGGGCCGGGCCGAGCTTGGCGATCACACCTTCACCGGTGTTGCGGCCCACCTCCTGCCCAGACCGGGCACCCGTCTGCACCATGCGCCGACCGGAGTCCCGCACATCCCCCTCAGCCTGCGACAGGCCCTGTTTCAAGGGTCGCCGATCGGTGGTAAGGATGGTGGCCAACTCACCGAGTCTCAGCGCCATGACCACCTCCAGGTGTCGGATCGAGGACCGCACGAATAGCGTCAGGTCGGTACAATGCGCGGCATCCCACCGCCTTGATGAGATGAGGTCCGATGCAACCCCAGCAGCCGCGAAAGCGGACGAACCCGTTTCTCGTCGTTGCTGTAGTCCTCGGCGGAGTCGTGGCGCTGTGCCTCGGCATCGGGGTGGTCGGGTCGCTGCTCTCCGACGACGAGGCGCCGCCGGTGGCAGCCACCCAGCAGGCCACGCCCCAGACCCCAACCGATCCGAGCAAGCTCGATGAGGCCGGAAACTTCGCGTGCACCGACTTCGCCAAGGGCTACAAGGCGGCCCAAACCAGGCAGGCGCGCGCTGACCTAGCAGACACGGTCAACAAGTGGGCGAGCAGCAGCGGAACCGATCGGATCGCCGACGCTGCGTCCAAGCTGGGGCGCACCGCGGAGAGTAGTACGGACGCCTGGACGCTCGCCGCTGACTCCTTCGCGGTCGCCTGCACCGATGCGGGATGGTCCGCTGACACGGCCGAGTAGTCAGCTGTCAGGCTCGTCTCGGTGCCGCATGGCCCGGGTGATGCGGGTGTCGGCGGCAAGTAACCCGGCCACCCGCACCCGCAGCCACCGCCACGACCGGCGGCGCATCACGTCCGGGTCCTCGACGTCGATCCCGTACACCTCGTGTAGGTCAGCCTCAATCGCAGCCCAGTGGTGGAGAATGTCCGTCCAGGTCACCGACCCCTGCGCCGGCCCCTGCGCCGGCCCCTGCTCCTGCGCCCGGGTGTCGGCAGGGATGTCGTACCACTCCCAGAGGCCGGTGGCTGGGTCGTGTCGGCCTCGGCCGTACGGTTCCCGCCAGTCCCGTTCCGGTTCGCCTGCCTGCGTTGGGCCCGGTTTCCCGGGCCCGAGGCTTCCGGGCGGCCACCCGACATCCAATAGCGCTCCGCCGCGCGTTCGCCGCCGACGATCCAGGCGTACACGGTGCCCGCGCAGTGCTGGATCGCGGTGTGCGGCACCCCGTCGGCCATCATCACGTCGTACGCCGACCCCATGACCCGCTGGGCGAGGGTGAGCCCGGTCTCCAGCTCGGGTAGCCGGTTGAGAGCGTCAACGGCAGCCTGTACCTCGTCGGGACTGCTGGCGTCGTTGATCGCTCCAACCATCTGCGCGACGCCCTCGCACCACAGGCCCAGCTCAGCGGACGGCTGTGGGATGACGTAGTCCCGCAGGACACCGCCCCTCCCGGGCACGTCGCCGAGGGTGAAGGTGGGGTCGTGGTACTGCTGGTAGTCGCCGAGACGGGTGCCCATCAGGCGTAGGTGTAGTCGTCGGCGGCCGTGTCCGTGCTGGCCCCGGCGGTGGTGGTGACCTGGACCTGGACGGTGCCGGCGAGGCCGGCGGGCGGGATCGCCACGATGTGGCTGTCCGAGACGACCGTGTAGTCGGTGGCGGGATTCGCCCCGAAGCCGACCGCGGTCACGGAGGCCGTGCCGTTGGGCTTGAAGTGCTGCCCGTAGATGTTGACCACCTGGTCGTCGCCCGCGGTTGATCCCGTTGTCGGGGCAATGCTGGTGACGGTCGGCGTTACGCTGCCGGCGGGGTTGGTGATGTCGGTGATCTGGCCCTGCCCTTGGAGCACGATGTCGATGGTTTCGCGGCCCTTGCCGCCGCTGGGCGCCCATGACTTGACGTAGACGCGGCCTTCGTGGGAGTTGCCGTCGTCGAGGCCGTCGCGGTGGTACCAGCGGATCCCGAACTCGGCGTTCCCGGCCGCGCTGGTACGCAAGGCTTTGAACTGGCTGCGGAGGAAAGCCTGCACAGCATCGATGGCGGTTCCGGCGAGGTTGGTCGACCAGGCGATCTTGGCCTCGATGCGCCAGGCGTAGCCGGTGACTTCCTCCCGCATGGCGCCGGTGTCGTCGTAGACCTCGTCGTCTTCGGTGCGCAGTTCCTCGAGGAGTTTGGCCTCCTCGATTCCCATGAGCTGCTGGTAGTTGATGGCTGGGTAGGTGGCGGTGTCGATGTCGAGTCGGCTGCTGCGGGCCAGCTCGGTGACCCGGGTTACGGGGGTGGTCGCCATGACGCGGCCCTGCCTCTCAGTCGGTGCGGTTGGCTGTCGGGCGCATCGCCTCGACGTAGTAGTTCGAGCTGCTCTCCCACCGGCGGTTGGTGTCCTGTCCGAGGGAGGTGTGGTTGCGGCGGGTCACGTCCACGATCTGCACCGCGCCGAGGGCAGCCCGGCCGAGGCTGTCGAGCAGTTCGTACACGGCGTCGCCGAGGTCCTCGACGTCGCGCGGGTCATCGGGCACGCCTCGGCAGCGCACCTGCACGCCAATCGTGTGGTCGGCCATGCCGGGCAGGTCGTCGCCGAGTGGGTAGGCGGCGAGGGTGATCAGCCGGTCTGGCTGCTGCGGGATGGCGCGGATGACGATGGCTGTCTCGCCGGCTGTGTAGGCGCCGGATGTGCGCCAGGTTCCGGCCCCGCCGGTGTGGAGCAGTTCGGCGATGCCGGTCAGGAGTTGGGAGGTCCAGCCGTCACCGGGTGCCATGTCATCCCTTCAGTGGCTTGTGCGTTGCGTGGGCGATGAGGGCGAGCATCACGTCCCGCTCCGTTGTCATCGGTTGCTCCAGGTACTTGGCTTGGCGGCCGTCGTCGTGCCGCAACGTCATGTCCTCGTGCTGCCGGACGGCGTATGGCCTGTCGTAGGACACAGCGACGGTGCCGGAGCCGGGGTCGCTGGATACCTCGCCGGAGCGCTCCAGGTCGCCCTCCTCGTGCGGGACGAGCCCGGAAGACGTCTGGAGCAGGTGCTCCCCGGCGACCAGGAGGCCGTCCATGCCCGCGTCGGACAGCGCGGCAAGCACGCGATCCCCGTCCCACTCCAGCCGGAATTCCTCAGCCACCGGTTACTCCAGGGACAGTTCGACGTGCTCCGGCAGGTCCAAGCCGTGCGCGGAGATGTCCGACCGGGCCAGCACCCGCGACGTGCGCCCAGCCCAGGTGACCCGGGAACCGGGCGGGCAGACCGTGTCCGGTGGGCAGTAGACGGTGGTGGACGACACCTGTTCGGTGCCGGCCGCGTCCTGGGTTTGCACCCGCACCAGGCGGCGGGTCTGCTCCACCACGCACGGCGTGACATCGGCCGGGGCGGCGAGCACGTCGCCGTAGGCGCCGGATCCCTCGTACGCCTGCACCGAGATGGTGGCCGGCGTGGGGATGTGAACGGCGATGAAGTCAGCCCAGTCCATGCCAGGGCTCCTGTGGTCCTCGCCCGGTCAGTCCGGCGGCCTGAAGTACCTGCCACGCCTGCGACCACAGCGGCCCGACCTTCGTGGCGGCGCCGGTCTGGGATCCCTGCCACCGCTGCACGTTGATCCGGCCGATGGTGAAGGCACCGGCCTCCCGGGTGCCGCTACCGCTCGTGTCCCCTTGCGTCAGACCAGACGCCACCTGCTCGAGCGTGGCCAGGTTCAACGCGGCGATCACGTCCTGGTCCTCGTCGTCGTACACCGCGCACAGCAGCGCCCGGTCGACGTCCCGGGACGCGCGCACGAGCAGCAGCGCCGCGTTAGCTGGGACGTCAAGTCCGGCTGCGGTCAGATGCTCGGTGAGGTCGTCGACGCTGGCGTACGCGCCGGCGACTGGGGCGGACAGTACCGTGACGACCTCGCTGGCGCTGGTGTCGTCGCCGTCGTAGGTGCCCTCCCACAGTGCCAGGTAGGCCGTGGCCGTCAGGTCGGCGGCGGTTGCCCAGCTGTAGCCGTACACGCCGGTCGCCGGGTTGGTGATCCCGGTCGAGGTGGGGCCGACCACGGCGGCGCCGCCGGCTACGGGCAGGATCGTGATGGTGAGCGCGTCCACGTCGACGCGGGTGCCGTCGCCGCGTTCGAAGGTCGCGGTGAGGGTGATGGTGCGGCCCTGCACTATCTCGGTCACGTTGTCACCCGCCGGAAGGTCTGGTCGTCGAACGACAGGTGGAACTCGCCTGACTGTGTGCGGCGGATGATCACCGCGCCGGTGGAGGCGATGACTTCGCAAGGGGCGGCGACGCCAGTGTTGGTGGGGATCGGCAACAGCCGGCCGTGTGTGACCGGTGCGAACCCGGCCGGCAGGTTGAGCAGTGTGTCGCCGGCCACCGACCCGGCTGGCACGTAGATCCGGCCCTGCATCCGTACCGTCGCGTCGGCGTCCCAGCACACCTGCAAGGGCGCTACCCCGGCGGCCACGCTCTCGCTGTAGCGGCCGGTCGCGCCCGGGTCGATGGCGGTGATGTCGGTCCAGGGCTGGAGCGAGGTGATCCAGCGCGCGAGGGCGTCGATCCCGCCGATGTGCGTGCGGGTGCCGTTGGGTTCGCGGCGCTCCAGGCGCAGCATGAGGCCGGTGGCGCCGGCGCGGGTGATGAGTACCTGGAGGTGTTCCCACAGCCGGCCGGGCAGGTGCTCCCAGCGGCCGTACGCCAGTTCGTTGAGCCAGCAGGACAGCTCTTCGTCTTCGGGGTTGCCGGTCAGGTTGCGGCCGAACTGGAGGAGGTCGGGCTCGCCGCTGGCGGGGTCGTGATCAAGGATCAGCCGGAGCAGCGCGGCGGCGAGCACCCCGACGGGTGTGTTCACCTTGTCGATCTTGTCGGGGTCCCCGCCGGGGACGGTGCCCTCAGCTGCCATGGCATGCCTCCCTCGGGAATGGTGGCCCGGCCGCTATGCCTCGGCCAGGCCCCGGTCTTACTCGGACTGCGGCCCGTACTTCTCGATCAAGTCGGGTTTGGTCATCGCCTCGGCCTCATCCGGGTCGGCGTCGTGCACCCTGACCGCGTAGCCGACCCATTCGGCCTTGACCGCCGACGGTGCGGGCGGCTGCGGCGCAGGAGGCGGACTGCCGTCCGGGTTGACCCGGCGGATGTAGCCCTTCGCCACCCGGCCCGCGATCGCCTCCGGCAGCGGCAGATCCATTTCGATGACCGCCCCGCCTTCGCACAGGAAGTAGCCCGTGTGGCCCGTCTCACGCGCCATCAGGTGTTCCGGGGGACGAGGAACGCGGTCACGGTCATGACCTGATCCGTTTCGAAGATCAGACTGCCGTCCGACTGGAGGAACCGGCCGGACTCGAACGGGCCCAGGAACTCCGTCGCGTTGGCGAGGATCGCCTCGCCGTAGTCGCCCTGCCCGGATGCGAGTGCTGGCGGGTACGTGCCTGCCAGCAGGGTGATGGTGCCGCCGGTGGCGGCGCAGACGACTCGCAGCACCGTCAGCTCCGGCTTGGCGGAGCTGATCTGTCCGCCGTTGCCGGCGCCCGCGACCAGCGCGGTGCCGGCCGGGTCGGCGAGGCTGCCGTTGGGGACGAGGTCGTCGTACGCGATTGCTGCGCGTGCCATGTGTCAGTCCTCCGATCAGGTCTTGGAGACGATCGCGGTGGCGATACCATCCGGCCGGATGATCTTTGCCCCGTACACGTACAGGCCACGCATCCGGTCCGCGAACCGCACCTCCGAGCGCAGCGCCTCCGTACGGGTGATCTGCGATGCGTACGTGCCGGCCTCCCGGGTGCCGGCCTCGACCGCGTAGTCGTCGCCGGTGACCAGCGGCGCGTTGTTGCTTTTGTAGATCTCGAAGCCGGCGGCGGTGCCGATGAAGCCACGCCGCAGCGTGGCGGTGGAGCCCGACTTCGACGCGTCGACGAACCGGTCGTCACGCTGAGCGCGACCGTGCAGCCACGGCGGGATGACGCACCAGCGGCCCTCCTCGGGCACATTGGCCTCGTCGAGGACGACCTGGAGCGGGATGAGGACGTTGTCGTAGAAGTCGGTCGGTGTTGCTGTCGGCACCGAGATGGTGCCGAGTTGGTTCGCGGCCTGCGCCTGGGTGTACAGGCTGGCCACGTACTGGTCGGCCTCGTCGTTGACCGCGTATCCGGACTCGCGCATGGCGGCGGCCATGACGTCGCCGCGGGCCTGTGCCCGGTCCACGTCGTCAACGCTGAACGCCCAGTATTTTTCCTGGTCGACGACCAGGGTCCGCTGCGCGTCGGTCAGCTCCTCGTAGCTGATGTCGTCGTTGCGGGTGTAGTTGTTGACGGTGGGCCGGGAGATGCTAGTGATCCGTACGGTGTCACCGGCGGCCTGGATCTCGCCCTCGTAGTCGCGGTTGAGCAGGTTCGCGTAGACATGGGCTTTCATCAGGCTGGTGAGTAGGAGTGCGGACCAGATCTCCGGCCGGAACCGGGTGATGGCCATCGGTTACCTCACATCAGGTGTTTGAGCTTGCCCTCGTCGAACGCCTTCTCGATCTGCTCGGGCGTCATCTGGGCGAGCTGCGATTCGGAGATGGGCTGCCCCGCACCGTTGCCTGCGGCGAAGTCTCCGCCCGAGGTGGGCGGCGGTCCCGGCGGCTGCTGCGCCGGCGCCGGTTGGGTGGCCATCCACGGGTTCTGCGCGGCGACCGCCTGGATGGTCCAGGTCAGTCGCTGGGCGTAGTCCGGGGCGGCCGGGTCCAGACTGGCGGCGGCCTGCTGCCATGCGGTGGAGCCGACGAGCGCAGCGGGGTTGAGCCCTGCCTGCCCGGCGGCGGCCCATGCGTGCTGGGAAACCGTGGCGGTGCGCAGTTGGGTGTCCCGCTGGGTCACCTGGCCGCGGAGCCGCTCGATCTCCTCCCGGGCTCCGCGGGGGAGCCGGGACAGGTCGTAGCTGCTCCCGTCGTTGTCCGGCGGGCTGGGCGGTGCGGGTGGCCCCTGCCCGGGGTCCGGCGGTGGCGTCGATTGTCCGGTCGGGGCTGGGTACGGCTGTGCTGGCGGCTGGCCCGGCGCCGGCGGCGTCCAGCCCGGGTAGGTGGGTCCCTGCCAGCCGGTGGGCGGCGGGGTCCATGCCTGTGGGGTGGGCTGCTGGGGCGGGGTCTGCGGCGGGATGCCGTACGGATATGCCTGGCCCTGCTGCGGCTGCTGCGGGGGTTGGGCGGGCGGTGCCGGCGGCGCGGGCGGCGCGGCGGGCGGCGGCTGCTGGCCGACCTGCCCCGCGGGCGGGGTGGTCGGCTGCGGCGGCGGCCCGGCGGGCGGCTGCGGGGCGGGCTGAGTCACGATCGACTCCTCGGGTTGGGTGGTGCTGCCCCGGACGGTCCGGGGACGACTATCGGGCCACGCCGATCTGCTCGCGGGGGCGCTGCCGGATCAGCCCGGTCGCGTCCACGTGGGCGCGGATCGCGGCCTGGGCGGCGCGGACTTTCACCGCGGCGGCCCGGCGGGCGGCGGGGTCGATCGCGGCGGCCTCGCGGAGTTTTGCGCGGCGTACCCGACGCTCCAGTTCCCGCAGGCGCTGCCGGTCGCGGTCGCCTTGCGGGTTGGCGGTGTGCGTCGGCGGGCGGGTGGCGCCGGGAAGGTAGGCGGTGAGCCGGTGCGTGCAGTTCGGATGCAGCAGACCGCCTCCGATGGCCTCGCCGATGCTGCCGGCCACCTCCACGGCGACGGTGCGGTCGGAGACGGCCGAGGCGACGTGCTCGGTGCGTCGCCCGGCCGGCCCGGACCGGGACAACACCGTGCCCTCCCAGGGGCGGCAGCGGGAGCACTCCTGTGGTGAGTTGCTGACCATGACCAGGTCGAGGCCGGCGGCGCCCAGCCGGTCCAAATGGCCCTCCACGAGGGCTTGGGCGACGGTGGAGCGGGTAGCCATCTCCACGTAGGAGGCCAGCTGCCAGCGGCGTCCGGCCCGGTCCACGAACCCGGTGATGCCGCGGGAGAGTAGCTGCTCCCAGGCGACTTGAGCGGCGCGTCGGCGGCTGGCCAGGCCGGCGAGAACGTCGGGCGCGGCGGCGCGGGCGATGACGTCCCGGTAGGCGTCGAGGGTCCAGCGCAGGATCCGCAGGTGCGTGCCCCGTAGCGTGCTAACCAGCGACCGCACGAGCCGGTTGATCGCGGCAGCGCCCGGCATGTGGGTGGCGACGCGGGCCAGCTCGGCGGCGAGGCCTGCCCGGCGGGCGTTGACCATCTCTTGCAGCCCTGGCGGCAGGTCGGCGAGGCCTGCGCGGGCGAGCCAGTCCGGGTGGGTGTCCTGCGCTCGGGCCAGCTCGGCGAGCGCTTCCCGGCCGCCCCGCATCCACGCCAGGACCACCACCTGGGCGACCTGGTCAGCGAGGGGCCCGGTGAGCCGGTCGAGGAGCGTCTCCGCCCAGCGGCGTACCGTGCCGGCGGCCCGGAGCTTGTCCTCTGCCCAGGTGGGGCGGTCCATGCCGGCGGCGAGCCGGCGGGCGAGGTCGGCGGCGATGCGCTGCTCCAGGTCGCCGTACAGGTCGGCGAGGGTGCGGGCGAGCTGGGCGGCGAGGTTGGTGTCCGGCATGGGCTACTCCTCGACCGGTGGCCCGCCCTCGTCACCCGGCTCCTGCCCACTGGCCTCGGCCGGGGTGTTGCCGGTGAAGGTGGCCGGGTCCTCAACGGCCACGCCGTAGTCCTCCCGGATCTTCTCCACCTCGGCATCCACGTCTTCCTGCTCCCAGTCGGGGTGCAGCGTCTTGACCTTCTGCTCGATGCTGATGGCCTCGGCGGTGTGCAGCTCGCGCAGCGTCTGCGCCTGCTGGAGCGGGTCCACCTGCACCGCTTCCGGCCACTCGACGACGGGCCGCTGCGGGGTGATCCCAGACTGGTACTGGGCCTGGTCGACGTACGTCCAAGTCTCCAGCAGGTCGGCCAGTTCGGACCGCCAGTAGCGGACCTTCCGGTCCCGGGTGAGCAGGGACCGGCGCAGCTCGGCGGTGACCTCGGTGGCGGTGACGCCCTGCCCACCGTCGCGCTTGTCGCCGAACGTTCCGACGCTGTAGCCGGCGGCGCCGACGATCGTGGCCTTCAGCGCGTCCACGGTGCGTTCGTGCTGCTCGACGCGGATATCGAACTGGACCTGCTCGATGTGCACCTTGTCGCCAGACTCGGAGCCCATGACGTTGATGCCCTCGTACACCTCGCGGTCGAGGTCGACGCTGGCGCCCTGGCCGGGCCCGTTCGACTGGAGGTACTCCTGCGGGACGACGAGGCGGGCCTTGCCGAGGTCCACGTCACGCACCCAGGACGACCAGGCGAGGTCGAGGGCGTCGAGCATCGGTTCGGTGCCGGCGATGTCCGGGCGGCCGAGGTGCGCGGCCTCGGGCACGTTGCGCCATACCCGGTTCGGGCGGACGTTGGGCACGTACACGGCGGTGAGCCGGTCGGTGCCGGTGGGCACCTCGTTGCCGTTGACGAGCCGGGCGTCGGCGAGCGGCGCGGTGGCCGGGTGGTCGGTCAGCGGGATGACCTGGCCGAGGGAGTCCTCTTCGCCTTGGTAGAGGCCGTGGAGCACCTTGCCGGGCTCGTGGCGTTCCAGGTGCCGCTGCACGGTTTTGCCCTGGCGGCCGACCTCCCGCCAGAACGTCACCGCGGCGAGCCGGCCCCACTTCCACTCGGGTACGGCGACCTCGGGGTGCACGGCCGTGATCCACGGCCTGCCCCGGTCGGGGCCCCAGACGAGGCGCAGGTACACGCCGCCGAGCGCCGCGCAGATCTCCGCCGCTTCCAGCAGCACGGCGTGGGTGTCATCGGACCACAGCTCATCGAGGCGGGCCTGGGTGACGTCGTCGGTCTGCTCCTCGCCCGGTTCGTCGACCGGGTCGGTGTCCACCCGCACCGCTGGCGGGTCGGCGAAGAGCAGGTCCGCTGAGGCGGTGGCGATGTCGGACGCGAGGGGGACGTGTAGGCGGGTGCGGGGCTGGCTGGCGCTCTGGCGTTCGCTCCAGAACCAGCGGCGCACCGCTGCCATGGCCTTGCGGGCGGTGGCCTTGAATCCGCCGGTCTCCGAGGCGAAGAACCCGTAGGTGTCCTTGCCTCCGGTTCCGGTGTAGATGGCGGCGAGCTGGTCGGCGTCGCCGGACCACCAGGCGGCCCAGGTGGCGTACTGCTGGTTGATCGGGCCGCAGTGCTGGGGCGGCCACGGGGTGTTCCCACCGTCGGGCAGCGGCATCGGTCTGCCCTCCCTCGGGCGTTCAGGTGGTGAGGCTGGCCAGCGTCAGCGGGTTGACGGCGCAAGCGTCGTCGGGCAACCGGTCGGCCTCGGCGGTCCAGGAGGCGTTGCCGTCCACGGTCACGAGGGCGCCGGTGGGCCACGTCGCGGGCGTCGGATCCTGTCCAGCGAGGACGGCGACACGGGTGAGGTCGTATTCCAGAAGCGTCTCGCCGCACCAGCCGCACCGCTGGCGCATGAACCGGTCGCTGATGGTGATGTGTGGTGCGGCGATGTGGGTGACGGCCATCAGACGCGCGGCGGCAAGCACCAGGTGCCGGGCGGGATCGTGCCGGCGGTAGCCGGTTGACCGTCGGCCGGTTCGCCGCGCGGCACGTTGAACTCCGCGAAACCGCCCTTCTCGCCGGGCGTGAACACCCACAGGTGCACGTGCTCCGCCGAGTCGAGCGCCGGCACCTCACCGGCCTCGACGCCGCGCGGGTCGAGGCTGTCGACGGTGGCGGTGACGATCGCGGCGCGCGGGGCGAGGAGGCCTTGCTTGCCGCGGTAGTGAACGATGCGGCCGAGGGTCGGCGGGTGGATTTCCAGGGGGCGCACGGAGGCTCCTTCAGGCTGGTAGGTGGAGGCGCTCGCGCAGGAGCGGGCGCCACGTCGAGCGGGTGGAGTGCGCGGCGTACCGCGTCATGTCGGGCCCGTGGTCGGCGACTTTCAGCGGCACGTCCTCGCCCTTCTCCGCGGCCTTGTCGTCCCAGGAGTAGCCGAGCGTCTCCCGGATCAGGTCCGTGCATGACTCGTGGATGTCGAGCAGGTCCAGCGCGTACAGGGTGGACAGGGTGCGGATGCCGGGAAGGACGGCGTTGTCGGCCAGGATCGACGGGAGGCCGTCTTGGTGGAGCTGGACGCGGAAGCCGGTCGCCGAGGGGTCGACCACGACCCGTTCGGGGGTCACGCCCCGCAGGTCGGTGGTGGGGATCGGCACGGTGGTCAGCCAGTGGCGGGCCTCGCGGGAGTACTCGGCGTCGGACAGCTGCCGGCGTTGCTTCGCCGAGTCCCACCGCCAGTCCCGCACGAGGTGCAGCCGCCGGTCCACGCCCAGGCCCAGCACACCGGCGTGGAACGGGTTACGGGTGCCGTGGTCGACGCCCATGGAGATCCAGCGGGTGATCGTGGGCAGTTCGGCGACCACGTGCCGGTCGGTGTCGAACATGTCGAAGATCGCGCCTTCGGCGGGCACCCACAGACCCTGGATGTAGCGCTTGAAGAACAGGCCCACGTACTGGCGCTTCAACGACTGGACGAAGTCCGGTGAGAGGTGCGGGTTGTCGTCGAGGGCAAACGAGAAGCGGTGCAGGTCCAGCGGATCGCCGTCCTGGCCGGTGGAGACCGTGCCGTCGTGGGTCAGCCAGAGCGCGGCCTGGTCGAGGAGTCTCTTGAGCCAGTGAACGGGGCCGGCGGGGTTGCAGGTGCCAAAGAACTGCGCGCCGGGCACGGACAGTCGGGTGCCGAGCATGTCCCAGAGTTCCTCGGGCCACGTGGCCACCTCGTCGCCGTACGCGCCGGCCAGGGTGAGACCTTGGATCTTCTCGACGGCGCGGGCGTCGTTGGCGCCAGCGGTGTAGATGCGCCGGCCGAAGAGGTACAGCTCGCCGGAGCCGGCCATGTAGCGGCAGCGTTTCGAGCCGACGAGGTCGATCATCGGGTCGATGACGTTGCGCTTGAGCGTGCGCTCGGTCTTGCCGATCATGGCGAGGTTGCCGCCGGGCCCGTTGCGGGTGTACTGCATCCAGCGGAACGTCGAGCCGACGGTCTTGCCGGAGCGGACTGCGCCTTCCCAGATGTTGTAGCGGGCGGTCGCCAACTCGACCGAACGCCTGGCTTTGCCGTCGAGCGGTTGAATGGGCATCACGCGCCTCCGCCGGTCATGGCCGCAAGCCAGGCATCCACGTCGGTGTGCTGGTCATCAGCCCGGTCGTGCTGGTCGAGGCGCATGTGCTTGTCGAGGGCAATCCCCACGACGGTGGCGGCGTCACGAGCGGTAGCGCCGGCAAGCTCAGCTATGGCCTGAGTGAGAGCAGCGTCAGTGATGTCGAGGAGCCGGGCGGCGATGGCGGCGCGGCGGGCGGCGTTGTCGGCCACAGCAGCGGCGGTCGCGTTTTTCGTCCGCGCACGTGCGAACGGCTTGACGAGCCGGGCGTCGGCGGCGATGCGGCGAACCGTGTCAGGACTGACCCCGTGGTCAGCCGCGATAGCACGGCAACTGCCCGCCTCAGCCTTGACATCACTCAGGATCGCGGCGCGCACATCGTCAGGTACACGGCGCATGGATCACCTCACGGCGGCGTCACCTCGCCAGGTCTCGGGGCTGGTCCGGCCGAGCGCGCGGGCAGGCCATCCCAGCCTGTGACCTGCCCGCATCCCTATGGTCGCGTCCCGGTCCTGGGTACGCGAAAGCCCGGCGGCGAGTCGGCCGGCCGGGCTGTGGGCACACTCCGTCTGTCGGAGTTGGTGAACAAATCATGCCGGACGCGCTATCGCAAGGTCAAGTCGGGCGTGGCCGCCCGCGTGGTGAGAGGCGCTTGGCGGCCTCGATGCGCGCTGCCTCGTCCAGGGGTGAGTAGCCGGACCGGGTGGTGAGTCCGTCGCGGTCACGCCAGCGGCGGACCATCGCGACGGTGACGTCGCCGCCGAGACGGTGCACAAGCTGCTGGGCGGTGCCCCACTCCCGGCCGGCCCACCGGGGCAGCGGAGCGGTGGCAGGGCAGCCGGCGGCGGTGCAGGTCAGTGCGCAGCGGGGGCAACGGGTCATGCGGCATGCAGCACGGCAGCGCGCGGCCAGATATGAGCGGCGCCTTCCACCGCGCCAGGCATGCCGCAGCCGCAGGCCAGCCCGACGCAGCGGCACTCGGCCGCGCACACGACAGTCCAGACCTCTGGTGGTCCTGCGGTTTGGATGTGGATGCGCCGTTGGGCGCACCGGGGGTTGGGGCAGGCGATGTCGTCGAGCAGTTCCCGCTGCGGTCCGCAGCCGACGGCAGCACGAATGCATGTGTCTTCGTCGACCAGGTGCCGGGTGATGACGGCGGCGGTGCCGGCCTGGAGGCGGGGGATCGTGTCGTAGATCCGCCACCACGGGTTCGGGCCGGCGGGTGCGGTGGGGAGTTGGTCGGCGAGCCAGCCGAGTTTGCGCAGGCTGTGGGTGTGCATGTCCGCCCACCGGTTGCGGCGGGGTGCCCGAGGTGCGGTGGTGACGGCGGCCAGGCCGGGAGTGGGGTCGCCGTGACCGCCGAGGGTGTGGCGGCGGCCCCAGGCTGGGGAGTGCAGCAGGGTGGGGGCCTCCAGGGTTTCGGCGGCGATGTGGGCGGCCTCGTCGTCGGCGAGTTGGGCGAGGTGCTCGAGCGCTGTCTTCAGGGACCAGGCGGTGGCGGTGGCGTGTAGGTGGTGCGGTGTCACGGGATGGCCTCCGGTCGTGGGGAATGGCCGGTGATGGCTTCGGCAACGGCCGCGATCAAGTCGCGGGCGGTAGGTGGTGTGACGGCGTTGCCGAGTTGGCGCACCCTCTCGCGCTTGTTGCCGAGTACTCGGTAGCTGCGGTCGAAGGCCATGGCGGCCTGGATCTCGTGTGGCTCCAGCATGCGAAGCGTGCAGTCGTCAACGGTGACGTCGGCGCTGACAAGGGCGTTGCGGTCGACGGTGGTGACGGTGCCGGCGGGTTGGGCGACAGGCCGGGCGATGCCGTTGCCGTAGTAGGGCACGAGTAGGTGATCCCAGCGGATCAGCGATTGCACCGACGATGCCGTCTGGGTGCGCAGCGGTTCGCCGACGGGGGTGGACATGTTGCGCATGACGAGGGCGTGTTGGTTGCCCACCTGGGCCTCGGTGTCACGGGTGGTGCGGGCATACCGGGCCAGACCAGCGGCGATCCGGGCGACGGTCTTCGGCGCCAAGGGGCGGGCGCGGTTGCCGATTCGCTCGCCGGTCAGCGTCCAGTCGATCGCGGCGGCGGCCGGAAGCACCTCGGGCATGACCTCGATGTGGCAACGGACGGTGGGGCACCGGTAGACGTACTGCTGGCGGTAGCGGCCCCACGGCGCTTCGGGGCGCTTCCACACCTGTACCGCCCGCACGGTGCGCTCACAGCGGGGGCACCAGGCGGCGGGGCGGGTCCACCGGTTGAGGTCCGGGCAGCGGTCGCCGGTCAGGTGCCCGACGGCGTACCAGCGGTCCCGGGACTGCGGTGCGCCGTCGCCGACGGCTTGGGCGAACATTGAGTTCAGGTAGACGAAGTGCAGGCAGTAGCCGGCGGTGCGCAGCGCCGTGGCCCAGGCGTCGAAGTAGAGCCACTGCCGCACGTCCACAACGTTTTCCACGATGAACGCCCGGTATGGCCGTCCGCGCAGCTTCATCGCCTCCACGAACCGGCAGACGTCCCACATGGTTGCCCGGGACCGCTCGGCGGCCTCGTCGGGCAACGTCTGGTCGAACAGGTCGGGTTGCCGGTCGCCGCGCCGCTTGCCCTTGGCCTGTGAGTGGTTGGTGCACTCCGGGGACGCCCACAGGATGTCGGTGGCCGGGTACCGGCGCGGGTCGGTCTGCGAGATGTCCGCGCAGTCATGGTCGGCGTCGGGGTGGTTGGTGTTGTGCGTCTCGACGGCGAGACGCCAGTGGTTCGCGGCCATCCGTACCCGCACCCCGGGTACCTGGATCGCGCCGGACGACGACCCGCCGGCGCCGCAGAACAGGTCGGTGATGGTCAGCACTAGTCAGTCCTCCCGGCCGGCCGTGTCGGCGGCGAGGGGTTGTGCGGCGTATCGGGGTATCACGCATCCGCTGTCGTCGTGACCGAGCACGACCGTCCCACCGGCGGGGACGAAGCCGCCCGTCCGTAGGCCCGTCTCGGGGTCCACAGGGCCGCTGTGACCGGTTGGGAGGGCACCGCACTCCACACCCGCGCCGGGGTCTCCAGGCGACCGTGTGTGGCTCTCAGCGGGCGGCGCGATGTCCTGCGTGCGGCCGGTGGCGTAGGTGCTGTGGTCTGGGCAGAGCACCGTGAGGCCACGAAGGCGTATCCAGCCCTGGTCCTGTGGGCCGACGTCTGCGCGGTAGGTGCGCGGGCACCCCGGGTAGACGCAGCGGCGGATCAGGGTCTCCGCGGTGTCTTCCGACGCGTGGGCTTCGGCGGTGTTGATGAGGGCGACGAGGTGGCGGGCGATGCCGTCGTGCTCGTCGGTGACGGCCCCGGGGTAGTGGGCGTCCCAGCGGTCGTACCAGCCCTCTAGGAGGTCGCGAATGGCTGCCCAGCGTTCGTCGGCGGTGCGGGCGGCCCGCCACTCCGCTGTGGAGTAGTCGAGGAACGCCTGCATGGCGATTGGGGGGTATGTGGCGTCGCGGTCCCGCTCGGCGTCCTGCGTGCTGCCGGCCGGGGAACCGGGGCGGGTGGCGTACCGCGCCCGCGCCCGGTCGAGCTGTTCGGCCACGTGGTCGAGGGTGGCGATCAGCTCTTGGGCGTCGGCGAGGGCGGCGCGGGCCTGGTCCCGGTCGCCGGCGAGCTGGTCGATCAGCTCGGCGGGGGTGGCGTGGCCTGTGGCGCCGGCGCGGTTGAGGGCTGCCCACACGTCGGTGAGGGTTTCGAGGGCCTGCTGGCAGTCGTCGGGGGCGGTGGTGGTGTGGTGGTCGTGGCGGCACTCGCCGTGGATAGGCAGGCGGTGGGCGGGCGTGGTCATGGCGGGCTCCTCAGGCGGCGGTGGCGGGTTGGGGTTGGCCGTAGCCGGCGGCGCGCAGGAGGCGCAGCAGGGTCGCGCCGTCGCAGGTGACGTACCAGTCGGCGGGGTTGGTCTTGCCGCGGCGTTTGTGCCACACCACGGCCAGGTCGGCGTGGTCGTTGACGCGTTCGGTTTCGGCTTCGGCGAGCCAGGCGGCGAGGTCAGTGCGGGTGCAGCTTTTGACTTCGATGACAACGCCGATGACGCCGGCGATATCGCCGCGGTCGTGGGTGGCTCCGGCGAGGCGTCGTTCTGCGTGGGGCCAGCCGTTGGCGCGTAGGTAGTAGACGATGGCGCGTTCGGCGGCGCTGCCTTTGGTCTTGTTGGGGTTGGTCACGGCTGGTCCTTCCGGCGGCGGATGGCGGGTTGTTGGCGGCGGAGCCGGTTGAGGGCTTCGGCTCGGCGGGCGGTGAGGTCGTCCAGGACGGCTTCGGCGAGGGGTCCGACGGGTTCGGGTTGGCCGTCGCGGACCGGGTTTTTGTTGATCTCCCCCCTCTCGGAGTCACGTTCTGGCCTCCCTAAAGGAAGGCCAGAAAACGTGACTTTCCGAGGGAGGGGCCGCGTGACTTCCTGTGCAGGCTCGCGTGACTTTCTGACCTGCATAAACTCGCTCGTGGTATCGACGCGTGACTTTCTCCGTGACTTTCGGTCAGACATCGACGCGTGACTTTCTCCGTGACTTTCTTCGACACTTACCGTGCGCGGGTCGTCACTACTGGTGTTGGTCATCGGTGGCTCCCTCCTCACCCATCCACGACGCCGGAGCCACCGGAAACCACCTGTCCCCATGACCCCGACCGCCCTGCCCCTGAGCCGCAGCGCGCTCGGTCAACACGCCCTGCTTCACCAGCTCACGCAACTTCCGGCGGGCCTTCTCCACCTGCGCCCGACTCGGCTTCTCCGTCGAGAACTGACACCGCGCCGCCTCCATGGCCGACACACCGGTGCCCGCGCACCTACGGGCCAGCGCCACCACGTCGGTGTCCTCGTCGTGGTAGACCTCCGACAACCCGGTCTCCCGGTTGTGGATGACCTTCAACGGGCCGACCTCGTTCATGGGCTGCTTCAGATGCACGAAGTCCACAACCGGGTCGCCCGGCTCACCCCACAGCAGCACCACCGACCCGGCGCCCGAGGTGAGCCACGTCGACCCGTAGATACCGTTGATGTTGTTCGGCTTGCCGCCGTCGATACCGTTCTTCACGGTGTGATGCAGCTCCACCAGCTGCACACCCTCCGCGAGGGCAAGCTGCCGGGCCCGGTTGTAGCCGGCCCCGACCTCGTCCTTGGACAGACCAACCGTGGCGTCTTTCAGACTGTCGACGAACACCACATCCGCGTCGTGCTGACGGGCCAGCCGCAGCAGCACCTCCGGGTCAGCGGCGAAGTCAGCCGGCGGCGGCCCCGACCAGAACCGCAGCATCTCGGCCAGGTAGCGGCGCCCCACCTCCTGCTCGGCGCCGACGAACATGCGGGCGAGGCTGCGGCGGGCCTGCTCGGGCCGGTCCATGGCCAGGTACAGCACCCGCCGGTCGCACGGCGTGACGGGGTAGCCGAGCACATCACCGCTGATACCGACAGCCGCGCGCAGCAACTGCCCGGCGACGGTGGTCTTCCCGACCCCCTGCGGCCCGGCGACCATCAACGCCTCACCGCGCGCCCACAGGATGTCCTCACCCTCACCCCACAGCGCGGGAGGCGTTGCCGGCAGGTCGAGCAGGAAACTCGCGCCGTCGTGCACGCGGGCGGCGTCGTCGGCGTGGGCCTTGTCCAGAGCGGCCTGCTCCTCGCGGGCCCGCTGCTCGGCGAGCTGGCGCGCCCGAAGCCGCAGATACTCCCGGTCGGCCTCCTCGGTCAGGCGCTGCTTCTCGCGGGCGGCGCGGACCTGGGCGCGGGCCTCGTCCTCCTGCCGCTGCCACGCCTCATGCTCCGGTGTGCCCGCATCGAACGGGTTCGGCATCGGCGCCAGGGTGTCCGTGCCCTCCCACAGATCCACGGTCACGCGGCCACCCCGAGGCGGCGTGCCGGGCGGCCGGTCTCCCAGTCCACCGGCCCGCCCGGGTGGACGCGGTAGGGGCGGCCCTCGCGTGCGGCGCGGGCGCGGGCGGCGGCGTCCATGTCGGCCAGCTCGGCGGCGACACGCTGCTCGTAGGTCGCTCTCAGGTGCGCCCGGTCGTCCCAGTTGCAGACGATCCGGGCCACCTGCTCGTCGACGGCGGCGGTCTGCCCGGCGAGGTAGGCCAGATGCAGCAGGTAGGCGACCTCACCGCGACTGTATGTGCGGCGTGTGGGGTCCTGCATGGCGTCGCAGACGTTGAGGGTGTCGGCGGCGGCCGGGGTGGTGCTGCTCATCAGGTCCCCCAGGGGTTGATCGTGTGCGTGTCGGGTTGTGGTGCCCCGTCGCGCGCTCGATACGCGGTGCCGGCCTGTCCGGGCGGGGCGGAGTAGGGGGTTAGAACGGTGGCGCGTCGTCGTTGCGGGTGCCGCCGGTGGTCCACGGGTCGTCGGCCGCCCCACCCGAAGGGGCGCTGCCGCTGCTGGCCCGGCTGAGTTTCTTCACGCTTGCGGTGGCGAACTTCAGGGTCGGGCCGATCCCGTCGACCATCAGTTCCACCACGGAGCGTTTGTCGCCGTCCTTGGTCTCGTACCGGCGGGTCTTGAGCCGGCCCGTGACGACGACCTCCAAGCCGCGGGTGAGGGACTCGGCGACGTTCTCGGCTTCCTGCCGGAACACGGAGCCGTCAACGAAGAAGGTGTCGCCGTCGACCCACTGGCCGTTCTCGTCGCGTTTGCGGCTGTTGAAGGCCAGGCGGACCTTGCAGACCGCCACGCCGGACGGGCTGTAGCGCAACTCGGGATCGTCGGTAAGACGGGCAACGCCGGTGATGGTGGGCAGGCTCATGCCGGCACCTGCTCACGGTTGCCGCGGATGTCGGCGGCGCTGACCCGGTCAGGCGGGAATGCGTCATCGCGGCTGATTTCCCGGCGACTCAGTGAGTCGTACAGGATTTTGAGGTCGGCGACGTCCTGCGCGGTCCACTCGGCGCGTTCCCGGCCGACGCGTGCTTCCAGCTGGTCGACGGTGATACCGGCGCGGGCGTACTGGGTGACGGCGTAGTCGGCGCGTTGGGTGACTTCGTCGGCGGTGCCCGACGCCAGCGTCCGACGGCACAGGTCCTGCGCTTCCTCGGCGAACCACGTCGGCAGGACGGCAAAGATCGCCTCACGGACGCGGCGGGCGCCCTGGTTGGCGTTGTTCTCGTAGATGTCACGCAGGTCCGTGATCTGCTTGGCGCCGCCGCGGGTGTCCTTGCGGTGGGGGACGATGAAGATCTGCGCGCTGCGGGTGTTCGTCTCGACGTCCCAGGCGAACGCCTGGATCTCGCTGATGCCCGCGTCGTCGTCGCGGCGCAGCTCGGCGACGCCGTACTGAATGTTGCCCCAGCAGCGGGCAAGGTCACGGGCGAGGCTGATGGACGGCCCAGTGATGGCCTGACCGGCGCGGGGGAAGTTGTAGAAGGCCCGTTCGGCGAGTGCGCGTTGACCGCAGGAGCGGCGCATGTCGGCCAGGGCCCGGTCCACGTCACGGGGCATCTGCTTGGCAGCGACGACCGCGGCCTGAACCTCGGCGACGGCGCGGGACTGCTCGATGGCGGTGGCTTGCCCGAGCGTGCCCGGCGTGGGCACATTCGGTGCGGTGATGCGGTCGATGGCGTTGGTCACCAAATCTCCTTGGTGTGCTGGCGCTCCACCCAGGCGGGCAGGGCGATCGGTTCGATGTCGTCGGAATGCGCGGGCCAATGGCCGGTGCGGCGGCACTCGGCGTAGACGTCGAGGGCCTGCCGGTTGAGGTCGCGGCCGATGCGCAAGGCAACGGGGTCGAGCTGCACGACCGTGACCAGATGTGGAGGGTCGGTCTCCTGGAAGACCAGGACAAAAGCCGGGCTGTCGCCGAGCCCGAGCACGGCGGCGCCGTCGGTGTAGTGGGCGCCCTGCTGGTGGTAGCCGAACCGGTGGATAGCCCGCTGGATGTGCTCCAGGCTGGCGTCGGGGGTGGTCTTGTAGTCGACGATGATCCGGCGACGCCCGAGCACCAGATGTCGGAGGAAATCGAACCGGGCACGACACCACACGCCGGTAGGCCGATCAACCCAAAACGCGGACACCTCCGGCTGCCCGGAGTCAGGGTGCAGCAGCGGCCCGGCGATCGGGTGCCGCCGAACCGTGTCGGCCATGGCCTCGACCCGTTCATGGTCAGCGACAAGCAACGGCACCCGCCCGGCCGCGTACGCGGCTTCCTTGGCCTCCTTCGCGGCCTTGGTGCGCCAGTCGGCGGCGTCAACGACGGCCAGGTCAAGACCACGGCCGAGGACCTTGAGGTGCGCGGCGTGGCCGAGGTCGAAGGCATCTCGTGGCGCGTCCGGGTGGTCCAACCACCACCGGAACCTCGCCGGACACGACGGGGGTAGCAGCTTGCGGCATCCAGTCGATGACAGGCTGCCGCCCGCAACCGGGTCGCCGTGGTAGACGTCCTCACTCATGTCCGGATAGATCCCCGGCTCGGTAATCACGGTCATGCCGCCTCCTGGTGGTCGAGCCGCCGCTCCTCGTCAAGGTCGTGACGCGTGCAGTCGGGGCACTGGACGCCGCCGCACAGGTACAGCCGGTCAGCCGGATCCCACCGGTTCACGGGCAGGCCACAGGTGACACAGCCAGTCATGACCGCCTCCCCAGCACTACTCGTAGCTGCTGCCCACCGGACTCACACCCGGGATGCCGGTCGTGGACGCCTGGCTCCCCACCAGGCCCGGCCGTGGCGGCGGGATGCACCGGCCACCGGCACCCGCCAGCACACGGTCGCCCGCCGGTGATCGCGGCCTGGGTCGCGGCGGCGACATCCGCCCACCGCCCGACCCTCACCGCGGCCTCGCCGTCGGGTAGCGGTGCCGGCGGACCGTGCGCACCCGCGACACCCGCGGCAGATCCCCCGGCGTGCGCCGGTGCCGGCCAGCCGTCCGGACCTCGGCCTGGACCGGCCGGGGCAGGGGCAGGGTGCGCGGGGCGGGCAGCCAGCCCCGCCAGATCGCCGGGATCACCGCCCCGCCCCCTCACGGCCGGCGAGCCGCTCCCGCGCGGCCACCAGACCCACCCGCAGCCGCTGGGAGGTGCTGATCGCCTGGTCCCGGTCGGCGCAGGCCTGCCGCAGGTCGGCGGACAGACCGCGGGCCAGGTCCCGCCACTGGGCGGCCTGCCGGGTCCGCCGCTCATAGGCGGCCGTCGTGGTGTCCAGCTCGTCCTTCAGGCGGGCCCGCTCGGCATCCGCCTTATCCAGCTCGGCGGTCAGCTCCCGCACCATGTCGTCAGTCATCACAGGTCCGCGCCCCACAGATTCGCGTCCGTCAGGTCCGCGTCCGTCAGGTCCGCGTCCGTCAGGTCCGCGCCCGTCAGGTCCGCGCCCGACAGGCCCGCGCCCCGCAGATTTGCGCCCCGCAGATTTGCGCCCGACAGGTCCGCGTCCCACAGGCCCGCGCCCCGCAGATTTGCGCCCGACAGGTCCGCGCCCCGCAGATTTGCGCCCCACAGGTCCGCGTCCCGCAGGTTCGCGCCGCAGCCGTGCTCACGGACCAGACGCGCGCCATCCACGATGTCCACGACGTACGCCCGCCTCAGCCGCCACGTATCCCCGCAGGCGTCGGAGAGCAGGTCAGCGGTCGACCACGCGCACAGCAGCAGAGTCACCGCCGGCACACAGCCGGAGGCCATCGCCCTCCAGGTCCGCGCCAGACAGATTCCGTCCCCGGGTGAGGTCGGGGACTCGCTGGTGTTGTCGGTGTCGATCGGCCCCGGCGCGTGAGCCCACTGGCCGGGCCCAGGCCACCGGTACGCGTGCTGCGAGCGCAGATCGGCGGTGACGGTGCGGATCCCCCACCGGTCGCAGCCGGCAGGCAGAGCGCGGTCGGCAGTCAGGACATCAAGCAAGCTCTTCACGTGAGGCTCCAGATCAGCAGGGCGGCCACGAGGTAGATAGCGGCGCCGATCGGCACGCCGACCAGCAGGGCAGAGACGATGCGAACGGTGTCCGCGTGCGGATGCGGCGCGGCGGCGTGACGGGCTCCCTCCACCGCCGGACACGCCAGGCCATGGGTGCGGCCGGGCGCGGTCAGGCAGCCGGGGCACACCCCGGGGCCGGCGTGGGTCTGCTCGTGACGTGCCATGTCAGACCACCTCCCGCAGAGCCGGATCAGTCAGCGGCACCAGGCCGGGGCAGTGCGGCGGCAGCATCGGCTCGACCTCCGGCGGCGGGTACTCGCCGGTCGCAACACCCCGCCAGTAGGTGCAGGAGTCGTCGCAGCTCTCGCCAGGCAGATGGCCGCACAACAGGTCAGGGACGGTGACCGGGGCGGCGGCGTCGGCCATGAGCGGCCAGGTTGGGGCGCTCACCGGGCACCCCCAGCGACGCGGTGCGCCTCCTGGGCGCACTCGACGAGGTGCCGCAGTCCGTCACCGAGCGGGCTCGGCGGCAGAGCCCCGTACTCGGCGGCCCGGACGGCGAGCTGGCTATCCGTGGCCCGGTCGAGATCCCACGTGATGTGCCGCAGCACCACCGCGTCCACCGGGTCGGCGGGGTCAAGGGCGCTCATGCCGTCACCGTCCGGGCATGCTCGGCGGCGGCCCGCAGACCAGCCACCACCTCCTGCTGGCTGTGGCTGTCGCTCCACGCCGTCCCACCAAGGGCGGCGGCGATCGCCTCCACCACGGGCCGGCGCTCCTCGTGTCCAGCCTCGACGACCGACCCGACACGCAGGGACAGGCTCGCGTGCACCTCGGGGGCCGGCGTGCCGGCGAGAGAGCCCACCAGGTCAGCCACCGCACGCAGGTCGGCAGCGAGGGCCAGCCAGTAGTCCGTGTCGCACCGGCCATCGATCAGGCCGGACGAGTTGTGCTCGCGCACGTCCACCCCGCACTCACGCGGGCAGGACATGTAGCCCGGCTCGGCCAGGTGCGGCGTGGCCGGCTCAGCGTCGGCCTGGGCGGCGGCGCAGACTGGCCGCTCAGTGGTTGGGTTACTCTGCGATTGCATCTGGACTCCTTGGTTGATCAGGTTCTGGTCCGGGTGTCGAGCCCTTCGCCGACCGCAGATCGGCGGGGGGCTCACTTCATCGACCGCTTCGCGTCGATGAGGTCGAACAGGCGCTGTCGCTGCCACTCCCGCCTCTCGGCGTCGGTGGCGGCACGCCACTCCAGGCCGGGACTCGAGTCCGAGGCCGGGGCCGGCGGCACCGGTGGTGCGGTGAGACCAGCGGCGACCAGCGCCAGACCGGCCGCGATCTGGGCGACCGCGCGGGCCACGAACCACGGCTTGCCGTGATCATCGAGCGTTGACCGGACAGCCTGACCAGTGCTCGGGAACTCGTGGGTTGTCAGAACGGCCGATACCATTCGGAGCCTCCTTCCTGGCTTCCGTTGGGGTTGATGGGCTCACTTGGCGCGGCGCTGTCGGGGGAGACGGGCAATTCGGATCATGTGAGCTCGGCGGCGGCTCTCGGCTAGGCGAGTGAGAGTCGCCGTGTCGAGATCGGGGAATTCGGTGCGAACCTCGCGCAGCCACCTTGATTCGGCGGCCCGGCGGGCAGGCTCAGTTGCGGCCGTCCGATCAGGTGTCTTGCCCCAACGGACGTGGGCGCCGATCCTGCCGGCGGCGGAGTGGTTCAT